CTTTGCCTTTAGTTTCTTCAGCCTCTGGTGCGACAATATTTTCTAATTCTTGTGTTGTAGTTTCTTTTGTTTTAGAAGCTTCTTTAGCCCCAATCAAAGATTCTAATATCCCAGGTAATTTTTTATTTAAGCTAACCCCTGCATAAGTAGTAAAATTAGCCCCTTTGTCTTGGGCAAAAGCACCTATAATACCTGGAAGTAATGCGCTTACTTCATTTAAAACTTCTTGTGGGGATATAGGTTTACCAGTATTCTTATTTATATATCCTTTAAAATTAGCATCAAAATTTATACCACCTTTATCACTTAAGAAAAATCCTGCATTATCTTCTATAATATCTTTAATAGCATTATTTCTGGT